GTCTGGCGATCAAGACTCGGATCGAAGTACACCTTCTTAAAGGCGTTACCGGCGAGGGCAAGACTCAGCAGGAGTCGCTCGTGCTCCGGGCGATACTCCTTCATGACCTCGGTCAGTTGGTAGTTCATGTCATCAGCGACACGCACCGCCGAGTCACGCTTCTCTTGGGTCTCCTTGCCGATAATCTTGGCCTTGACCGGACCCATCGCCGGGAAGGTCTCCATGATCGTCTCGGACTGGAACTTGACCGCGCTCTCCATCAGGAGAGGATGGAACACACCACACGCACCGGGCCACGGCTCAGTACGATCCTCGTACCGAATACCAAGAATCTTTAAACCTTTGACGTAGGTATCCAGCCAATCTTTGCGGCTGGAGAGATCCTGCTCGTAGTTACCAATCAGTTCTGAGGCGAGGGACTGAAGCTCACCCTCACTCATGAAATCCGCGAGGTTGGCGTCAAAGTCCTCGGCACGAGGCTCATCCTTCACCATCTCGACCACCATACCATCGACACCGATGGCTACACTCTCCGGGTCTTCAATCATGATCTCAATCGCGGGTTCTTCTGCCGCGAGAGCTTCAAGACCCAACGGAGCCTGCATTAAACTTTTATCGACGGCCATTTAGAATCTCCTAGTAATAGCCTTCATTACGGTGGCTCTTAAACCACTTCGTCGGCTCAGGCTCGTCAGAAGGTAGGCGTATAAACCCGCCTTGCCTAAAGCGAAGAAGAGCAAGGGTAGTAGAGTCAACCAAATCGTCGTGTGTGCCACTTGGGAAATCATTGCATTCCTCCACGACCTCCCACGCCCACCGGCGGTCTGGCACCCAGACTATACCAGCGGCAAAGAGATCGGATACTGCATTTACACGGGATATCTTGTCCTGCCCCTTACCCGGCGTGAACTCGGATAGCGGGACGCCCATTCGTCGCATCTCCTGATACAGGGCTGCGCCGTTGGATTTCTTTTCAACAATAAAAGTGTCGGGGTTCCACTCTTTATATTCTTCCAACACCAACGCCTTTAGCTCTGGGAACTCCAGCCGCTGCTTGATCGAGTTGAGCAGGATTATGTTGTAGTTCTTGGTCTCCTCGTTAAAGAAGACCCCCCACGTGGTGAGGGCATTAAAGTCCGACCGGTTGGATTTTTCCTGAGCGGCGTCGAGCGACATAATAATGTGCTCGCACGGCGGGGGACTCTCTGGCTCCCAGACCTGCCACCACTCACGTTTAATAAGCGCACCCTCTTCGGATGTCGGCTCCTGCATGTACTGGGCTTGCCAGTACCGCACATCCATACTGGCCTTTTTCGCCAGCAATTCCTCGATGCTCCAGAACTCCGGCCAAAGCGGTTTCTCATTAAGAATGGCCGGAAACTCGACCACTTCCCACTGATCTGACTCCTCCTCGCGGGTCATGTGATCCACGATCTTGCCGGTTAAGTCCTGCTTACTCCACCGCGTCATCACCACGATGATCGCGCCACCCGGCATTAGTCGCTGGACCGGTCCCGATTGGAACCATTCCCAAGCAGGCTCAAATACATCAACTCTTCCTTGCTTGGCTTCCTGTTCAGAATGAGGATCATCAATAATGAATAGATCAGCGCCCCGACCAGCCAAGGCACCACCAACGCCAATAGCAAAATACTCACCGTTAAAATTTGTACCCCAACGAGAAGCACTTTTACTATCTGCTTGAAGCTCGACGTTAGGGAAAATGTCACGGTAGCTCTCCGATCCCACTAGATTTCTGACTCTGCGGCCAAAGTTCACGGCCAGATCCGCCGTGTGAGACGCCATAATCACTTTTTTATGCGGAAATTTGCCCAAAAACCACGCAGGAGCGAGGTAGGAGATCATCTCTGACTTGCCATGACGCGGGGCGATGTTGACGATCACCCTTTTCTTCTTGCCTGCGGCAATATCTTCAAAGATTCGCGCTAATTTTTGGTGATGTGGGCCTACTTTGTAGCCCGGATACACGTGGCCGATGAAGTCTAGGAAGGAATCTTTGCCTAGTTTCTGCGTAATCTGGCTTTGATACTGTTTTAGTAGGTCAGCGACACGCCTTTTCTCCTTGTCCGGCATGTTAGGCAGGGCAAGTTTGAGTTTTTGCAGGCTTTCGGCGTCAAGCTGCATCAGATTTGTCGCTTAGGACGCGATATTCGATGCCTTCTAACACCGACAAAAGCTCTTTTTCGACTTCTTCGATGGGCTTAATAATATGCGTGGTCTCGGTGCGCTTCTTAAACGCATCAACACCGTCTACTTCGCCCAATTTAGTGAGGGCTTGGATGCGTTCTTTGGGCGTTGTGGCGTGTTCTACTTCGTAGACCAACTTATTAACCACGTATTGTTTCAATTCCGATAGGTCATCTACCAAAGCGCAGTTGCTTTGCTGAATTAATCCAGCCAAATACGCCATCGTTTCGTTTGGATATTTACTAAATTCAATCCGCTTCTTCGGGTCGTCCATCATTTGACGGGCTAACTCTTTGGCCTCGTCTATATTTTCTTCTGATGGAGTTATAGCGGTGCCTGTTAGGTCCGAGATGAGCTTGATTGTCCTCGCCCGCATTTCAATTTCCTGCTCACGAGATAACTCAGGCAGGGCTTCGGCTGCGTTGGCGGGAAGCGGTATCGCTTCATCAATGTCCGGCACAAGTATGGGCACGCTGTCCATATTACAGAATATATATGAAAAAGCGGTATGGAACCAAATTTGATACCGGGGGGGTTTCTATATGAGGGGGGTGGGGGTCAGGTTGGACGAATTTGGAAAATGTGTGCGTCGTTTGTGTGGATTCAAATGTATTACTGCGCTACGCAGGAGGTAACTGATACAGCGGGGGTGGCACCCCAGTAGGGTCTTGATTACGCCAAATTCGGGATTTGGTATGGGCTTGAGTCAGATTTTGTATGAACGAGATGAGGCTATGTACTTGAGTTCGCCGCCCAAAAATCCTGCTCGGTTGCCTGCCGTCGTCTGTACATTGTACTCGTGTTGTGGTATAATAGAGGCTCGGCGGGGAGTTCCTGCCGAGCGCGCCGCGCGGTTCGCGGTTCCTGACATTGTCAGGATTCTATTGGAGATATTGTCATGGCTAAGTCAAACAAGGTTGTCGCTGCTGTCGTTGCCAAGTCGGTTAATCCGGTCTTGGCCGAGTCCATCCTTGCCAAGTGCGAAGCGGTCGCCGAGTCTGCTATCGATGCCGAGATTGGCATCGCGGGCATCACGGAATCGTTTCAGGCTCAGTTCCGCGAGTTGTGCCTAGAGGCGCGGGTTCCGGTGATCAATAAGGACGGCGCGGAAGTGTTCGACCGAGAATCAGAGGTCGGTAAGGCTCTGGATAAGGTCTTGAAAGGTAAGGCGACCGAGTCGTTGAAGCGTCGAACCAACTATAACGTCGAGGTCTTTCGCGTCGGCGATGACGACAAATTTTTGCCGGTTCAAGTCTGGTCGGAGTTGCTGAAAAAGTGGCTGCCGTTGAATAAGTCGGGCGACGTTGCCAAGGATGGCGACGATTTGATGGAAGGCAACCACACTTTCACGGCGGCGTTTGCGCTCGGTGTCGATCTCAAGGCACTACCCGGAATTGCTGAAAAGCCGCTCGGTGCAAAGGCTTGGCTGCGTGGTAATGCGGTCGGCAAGCGACCGGATGGTAAGGGCAAGGGAATGCGCGATGCGTTGAATAACGTGGTCGATCAAGCGTTGTCTCGCGGATGGCGTATGGACGTCTCGGGTCGTGCGGGTGGCAGCCGTGGTGACTTCGCGGATCAGTTGGCCGGTCTGTACAAGGCAAGCCATAAAAAGCGCAATCGATGGGAGCGCGACAATCAGGACGAAACGGTTGTGACGGATCAGGAATGGAAGGCTCTTTGCGACGTGATCCAGATGGCCGCATTCGATCCTGACATTGCCCGCGCGATGATCATGGCTGCTGAAGAGGCGGCGGCTAGCAAGTAATCCTGACATTGTCAGGAATCACGGGGGCGGCGCGAGCCGCCCCCATCTTGTGGGAGTATCGTCTAATGATTGTTTACAAGGTTATCCATACTCGCGTTGGGGATCACGGCGAGTTCGTCGAGTTCTGCTCGGAGTTTGAATCATTCGGTCAGGCGTTTTAC